CTCCCTACTTCTCCTCTCGCGAGGGACGCGTTCTCCTTACTGCATTCTGAGCCTTATCCTTTGAATCTCTTGAACGAAACGGAATTCATTCAAACCTTCTAGGGGTTCTTTGCCATATGGAAAACCATCTTGCTTTAACGCGCTTTTCACCTCAGGTAATCCTCCAGCAAGAGCCACGACTTGGTCAGGCTCATAATCCCTAGAGTAGAAATCATTGTCATACAGAAATTCAGCAAGAAATTGTAGCTTGGGATGCCACTTACTGTTTTGGCCTTGTTGCCACCACCGGATGGTATCATCTGCTCCAGACCAGTCCTGTGAAACGGGTTGTTCATACGATAACATTCCGTTTAGAACTCGCATGATGGGACGTACTCCTCTTGTGAATCCATCTGGTCTGTATTTCGTGGTATGCACGTTCTGCAGGTAGTATACAGTGTCACGAGAAACACCGCCTTTAGTGGCTGACATTTGCATTCCGAACATGTCAAACCACTGCTGCTCATATTCAACAGGTGACCAAGGAGAATCGAAGTCAACTACGCCGTCATCGCCTTGTAATAGCATGCGCCTGATAAGGTAGCCCAGCCGTGTGGCGACTGATTGATGACCTATTCCCTGGCAGAACGAACCAATCCAATTGGTTACACCACTGCCACTTGGTATACCTCCGTCTCTCCCACTCCAGATTCCCGCTGGAGTTAGTAGTTGCATATGAAGGAACTGCTGCTCCACGAAGTCAATCAGCCTATGAGCTGATGCGTCAAACATATAACGGACAGCCTCGAATGCATACTGTATTAGGATCTTCGGAACGGACGCATCGAATCCGGAGAAGTCTACAGAGAGGATGTCTTGACCAGCCTGACTTATGATTTTCGAAATTGACTTGTCGACGCGGTCACTACTCACCCAGGCAGAAAACATCGGCAGCGCTTGTAACGCTGGAAGAGCTGCTTCCTGTAACTGGAGCTCTAGAATAGTGAGCCAGTGCGGGTATCCCCAAACAACCCTTTGTTTTGGTATCTCTTTTAAACCACGAGGTTGTCCCCTCCAAAACAGAATTGCTGGATCACGCCTGCTAAACTCATAATCAGACTCGGTCACATCGCGTGCTATTTCAAACACGTCGTCCCGGTACCGTGCGTCAGAGGTAAAGAATGGCGCACCGAGGTTAGTACCATTGGGCATTTGACTGTAGGCATACGCCACAGTGGTGGGTTTTAGGCCTCGCGGCAACCGTTTAATGAATTTCTCAAATCCAGCCTTCAGGAAAACAGAGTCCTCAGTGTTAGCTTGCGACCAATATCTCTTAATGTCCGCAATTCTTTCATCATAAGGTAGACGGATTGAGTAAGGACCAATCTTCTCTGCCTGTTGGCGCTCCACCTCTAAGAGCCACGGTTGTAGGCCGTCGCTTATCCAGTTCAGGACTTCATCCCGTATGTGTTGGCGTTGAGCCGTCACATTATACTTTTTCCTCTTAATTAACGGGGTTGTCCAATCAGTGTCCGAACCGATAGCGACGCCATTGTTATGGCTAATCACTCTCGCTCTCGCAGAAGTCGACAAAGTCTGCAAGTAGTAATCTAGTGATTCCATCCGCATAGTAGTGACTTACCTTTCTCCTTCCATTATACTGCAAGAAGGATATGCCGATTGCAGTTTCGGGACAATCCAGGAAATATCCTGGATAATTCAAC